AAGATAAGATCCCGAAAGAAATCAAAGTACTCCGGTGAGGTTTTAGATGCCGAAATTAAACCCTCAAGAACTTGGTTACATATTGCTACATGATCTGAACTTTTAATGAAGGAATAACAAAATTGAGTTTCCAATGATGCCGGGTCTACGGGTGACAACCAAACACTCCCATGTTGTTTAAAGCCTCGTTTCAAAAACGTCACTTGACTGAGTGGGTAATGTTCCTCCCACGTGTCGGCTTTAGTATCAGGTGTCATATGCATACCAAGATCATCTTCAACTGTATTAATTACAAAAGTTAAACCTATTTTATCTACTATTGTTGGGTGAACTGCAATTACTCCATCATCTCCAAAACAAAAAATTTTGATTAATTTGGTCATTGAAAACAAATTTGAAACCCCAGTTGCCTTATAAACACAATAACACATCAAAACTAAATTAACAAGACAGTTGTGAAGAGTCGTGCCCCATTGACCAGAAGGATTTCCATGTGTTGCAAACCATAAATTCCCTGCTGTAAAGTGCATTGTTTTAACTACATCTTGAACTAAAACTTTCCGGATTGCAAAATTTTCTTCTGCATTTGTTATATTCTGTTCTTTTTCAATCTTAAAAATCAAATCATTAACCAAATCACAAACCCAGCCTAAAATACTCGAAGACATTCTACCATCAAAATCCCTGTAATCTAAACCAAAGCAATATTGTGAAAACCCTTCAAGCTCGTTGGCCATCATGGTCCATTCAGAAGAATCAACATTTATTCCAACAGCATGAAACAAATTAGATCTTTCATTCATCCAAGCAGCCTTAAAAACACCAAAATATTTAATAAATAAAGCCACATGATCAAAAGCACCCGCTGCAAATAAACGTGGTTTTTTTCCAACTGTTTTCAATTCGTCTTTGATGCAAGTCGTGAAGGGCGAATAGACCCGTACTCCCTGTTTTGCCATCTGTTCTTTAAATTCAATTCGTTCTTTTACTTGATTGGCTAAGGGAGTCCCGTTCCAAGACTTCACTCCTTCAAGAGTCACATCCAAGACAGTTTTCTTACTGCGATTAAAAGGAAAACCCAAGCTAGTTTTATGATCTACGCCACCAGCTTCACCAACTACATATTGATGCTTAACTAAAGGATAAGGATTCAAATAATCTTCAA